GAGGACTGGGAAGCAGGCAATGGCAACGGTAATCTGCTCGTAGCAAGAACCGCAGGAACCTGGGGCAACTCCCTCAAGGTTGTCGCTGTTGACCGTGGTGCTGATCAACTCGCAACTTTAACTGCTGCACCTGCAGGTCTCTCTGCTGGAGATACCGTCACCTTTACTGGTGGTAAGCAGGGTGTAGTTCATAGCTGGGATGCTGCTTCCCTAACTGCAGCAATCATCCTCGACGATCCTACTAGCAGACTAACAACTTCTGACAGTATCGATTCTCCTGATACTGGCGTTGTCGCTGGTGCTGGAACTATCGTTGGTGGTACTGGATACGAAAGTGCATCTGCTGTCGCTGTCTCTGGTGGATCTGGTACTGGTGCTACGGTCAACATCACCGTAACATCTGGTGTTCCTCTCACCGTTAATGGTGGTGCTGGTGGTACTGCTTATGCAACCGCTACTGCACAATCAACAACTGGTGGTACTGGTAGTGGTTTGACCGTTGACATCGTTGCTTCTGCTGGTGCAGTTACATCGATCGCAATCGCTGACCCTGGAACTGGTTACACTGTAGGAGATGTTATCACCATTGCTGGTGGTGGATCTGACGCAACCTTCTCCATCGCTACCGTTCGTGGTGCTGTTGGCGCAGTTGCAATCGCAGCAGGTGGTTCTGGATACGTTGCTGGCGAACTCCTCACCATTGGTGGTGGCGGCGGTGATGCAACTTTTGAAGTTGCTAGCGTAACCGATACTGCAATCACAATCAGTGCAGTCAAAGATTGGTACACCAACACCCTCATCCCTGGCACTAGCCTCACTCTTGGTGCTATCGGTCCTCGTCCTGGCACATCTGCATTCGCTGCAGAAAGAGGTGTTTCTTACGACGAACTTCACCTTGCTGTCATCGATACCGATGGTGCAGTCAGTGGCGCAGCAAACACTATTCTCGAAAGAATCTTGTTTGTTTCTAAACTGTCTGACGGCAGAAACGCAGAAGGCGCTGCTAACTTCTACAGAGATGTAATTACAGAACAGTCTGAATACTTCTTCAACGGAACTGCTCTTCCTGCTCCTCGCCAACCTGCTTCTGGTGGCGGTGGTACTGCAGTTGATGGAACCGCTGCAGCATCTGCTGGTAAACTGCTCCTCATGGGTGCAATGGGTTGGGACCTCTCTGGTGGTACTGACGATTATGCTTACAACGTTTCTGAAATCGAAACAGCGTTCGATGAGTTTGCTGATACCGAACTCGTTCCTAACCTGAACTTCGTTCTCATGGGCGGTTCGCTTTCTACCGAACTCGACACTAAAGCAAAAGCAAACAAAGCAATTGCTCTAGCAGCTGGAAGAAAGGATTGCATCGCATTCGTTTCTCCCCATAAAGGAAACCAAGTCGGAACCAACGGTGCTCTGACTGCGGTTCAGCAAAGAGAGAACACTCTCAACTTCTTTAACGGCATGACTTCTACGTCCTATGCTGTTTTCGATAGCGGTTACAAGTATTTCTACGACCGCTTTAACGACAAGTATCGCTACATTCCTTGCAACGGCGATATCGCTGGTCTTTGTGTTGCTACTTCTAGCCTCCTCGATGACTGGTATTCCCCTGCTGGTGTTAACAGAGGTTCCCTCCGTAACGCTATCAAACTAGCATACAACCCAAGCAAGGCAGACAGAGACGAACTCTATCAGTCCAGAATCAACCCTGTTGTTATCTTCCCTGGTAGTGGCGTCACTCTGTTTGGCGACAAGACTGCACTTGCATCTCCTTCTTCCTTCGATCGTATCAACGTTCGTCGCCTCTTCCTCAATGTTGAGAGAAGAATTGGAGATCTTGCAAAGACAGTTCTATTTGAACAAAACGACGCGATCACACGTTCTTCCTTCCTAGGTGCTGCTAACAGCTACCTCGCTGAAGTCCAAGCACGTCGCGGCGTAACTGATTTCCTCGTGGTATGTGATGAGACCAATAACACCCCAGATGTTATCGACCGTAACGAGTTTGTTGCAGAACTATTCCTGAAGCCTACTCGCTCGATCAACTACATCACCGTAACCTTCACTGCAACGAAGACAGGCGTCTCGTTCCAAGAAGTAGTCGGTTCCTGATCCTAACTCCACAGAGGTAAACAACAATGGCAAAGATTAGTTCTTTTATCGATAAGATTGGTGAAGGCGTAAAGCCTAATATGTTCATGGTCAAGATTCCGTTCCCGAATGTTTCGGGAGCGAATACTGGCAATTCTGGCATCAAGGCAGGTGAAGATGAAGATGTCAATCTTCTCTGCAAATCTGCTGCACTCCCAGCATCTAACCTGGGTGTGATCGAAGTTCCTTTCAGAGGAAGAACAGTTAAGATCTCTGGTGATCGTACATTCGACACCTGGTCTGCAACCTTCTTCAATGATAAGCAGATGAAACTTCGTGGCATGTTTGAAGCATGGTTAGAAACCATGAACACTCACGAGACCAACAATGCTCCTTTCTTCAGACCATCAACATCTGATGGTTACATGAAGGACATCATTGTCCAGCAAATGCGTAAGGACAAGAAGAGTGGTGTTGGCGATGATGTCACAGTTCTCCGTGAGTATGAACTGAAGTATGCTTTCCCAACTAGCATCTCCCAGATCGACCTTGCTTATGACAGCAACGATCAGATCGAAGAGTTCACTGTTGAGTTCCAGTATTCCTACTGGCATGCCAAGAGTGGTGGTGAAGCATTCAAAGCATCTGTACTTCAGTGATTTTCTGACCTGATAAATAGTTCATCAGGTAATTTAGATCAATAGATCATGAGTCAACTGTTTGGTTTTTTAATCAAAGATGGCGGGAAGGACAGGGGTCAATCCCCTGTTCCTCCCAATAGTGATGATAGCGTAGCCACCGTAGCTGGTGGCTATTTTGGTACTTACGTAGATGTAGAAGGCGTCTCGAAGAACGAGTACGAACTACTTAAGCGATATAGAGACATGTCGCTACACCCAGAAGTAGACACCGCCATTGATGAAATTGTAAATGAGTTTGTTGTCAGCGATGCAGATGATGCACCAGTTGAGATCGAACTATCAAATCTTCAGATGGGTGCTGGAGTAAAGAAAAAGATCCGCGATGAGTTCGATCACATCTTAAAGATGTTGAACTTCGACAAGAACGCTCATCAAATTATTCGTAATTGGTATGTGGATGGTAGGGTATATTACCACAAGGTCATCGATCTTGAAAACCCCAAGGCAGGTATTCTAGAACTACGAAACATTGACGCGCTCAAGATTCGTAAGGTTCGTCAGAAAGTTAGTGACCCAAGAATTGCAGCAGATCCACAAGCAGTCAAAGGCACTGCACTGCAGTATGACTGGGGTGATTACATCGAGTATTACATCTACCAACCAAAAGGTTTTGGTGGTTCGATGTCAATGCCACACAACAGTCCATCAGACTACTCAACCAATAACGGAATCAAGATTGCATCCGATTCAATCGCAACGGTTAACTCTGGTGTGATGGATCTGAACAAGAAGTACAGTCTCTCCTTCTTGCACAAAGCAATCAAGTCTCTCAATCAGCTTCGTATGATTGAAGACTCTCTGGTCATCTACCGTTTGTCCAGAGCACCAGAACGTAGAATCTTTTATATTGATGTTGGTAATCTTCCTAAAGTCAAGGCGGAACAATACCTCCGTGATGTCATGGCACGTTATCGTAATAAGTTGGTTTACGATGCTTCGACGGGAGAGATCAGAGATGATAAAAAGCACATGAGTATGCTGGAAGACTTCTGGTTACCTCGCCGCGAAGGTGGTAGAGGCACAGAAATCTCCACACTACCAGGTGGTCAGAATCTAGGTGAACTCAAGGACGTTGAGTATTTTAAAAAGAAACTCTACAACTCCCTGAACCTGCCACCCTCTCGTCTCACTGACGACAACAAAGCATTCAACCTAGGCAAGTCTACAGAGATCCTACGCGACGAACTGAAGTTTAGTAAGTTCATCGGTCGTCTCCGCAAGCGTTTCTCTCGTTTGTTCCACGACATTCTCAAGACTCAACTCATCCTCAAGGGTGTCATCGCTCCTGAAGATTGGGATGACATGGAAGAGCATATCCAGTATGACTTCCTGTTTGACAATCACTTCAATGAACTGAAGCAACAGGAGATGATGCTGCAGCGTGTCACTCTCGTTACCCAGATGGATCCTTTCGTCGGCAAGTATTTCTCTACTGAATACATCCGTCGTCAAATTCTCATGCAGACCGAGAAGGAGTACAAGGAAATCGATAAGCAGATGAAGTCTGATATTGATAGCGGCATGGTCATCGATCCAGTTGATGTTACATCTATGGACATGATGGATCGTCAGAATGCTGCTTTCCAACCTGAACTAGATGCACAAGCTGCGGACGATAGTGCTGCACGAGAACTAGAGAAGGCAAAGGAAATGGAGAAGTTGAAACCCGCTCCAGCACCTGCAAAACCAAAAGCTGATAAATAAAATATAACCACTACTTAAGTCATGGATACACCATTAGAATCTGAACTAGTTGATATTGTGGATTTGATTGCTGATAAAAAACGCGGCGAAGCGTTAGATAAAATTAACGATTATCTATACGGCAAGGCACAAGACGTTATTGATCAGTATAAACAGACAGTAGCATCTAGCTACTTTGATGAACCTACAGATACTCCAGAAGAATGAAACTCATTACAGAAAACATTGAGGAGGTCAAACTTTTGACCGAAGAAAAAGATGGTCAAAAGCATCTCTACATTGAGGGTGTATTCCTCCAGTCGGAAGTAAGAAACCGTAACGGAAGAGTCTATCCATTTTCTGTTCTGGAAAAAGAAGTAGGTCGTTATAACGAAGAGTACGTATCTAAAGGTCGTGCTCTAGGAGAACTCGGTCACCCCGATGGTCCTACTGTAAACCTTGATCGTGTATCCCACAGGATCACAAAGCTCAAGGCAGAGGGCAATAACTTCGTAGGTAAGGCACGAATTCTTGACACACCAATGGGCAACATTGCCAAGTCTCTCCTTGGTGAGGGTGTGAAACTTGGTGTTTCTTCTCGCGGCATGGGTAGCATTGATAAGCGTGAAGACGCTAATTATGTTATGGATGACTTTATGCTCGCGACTGCTGCAGATATCGTAGCAGATCCTTCCGCTCCTGATGCATTCGTAAACGGTATCATGGAAGGCAAGGAATGGGTATGGGATAACGGACTCCTAAAAGAGAAAACCGTGTCTAAATACCAGGGATACATTAGTGAATCATCCAAGAGAGATCTGGAAGCGAGGACCCTACAGGTCTTTGAGCACTTCCTGTCAAATCTCTAATTTAATAAATAATCATAGAAATAGCTTATAGAAATTCAAGGGGAAACTCATGTCAGATATGTTAAAGGAAAAATTTGAGGAGTTTGTAACTGAATCAGGTCTAGTTGTTGAAGCTGGCGATCCAATGCCAACAGTATCTGCAGCAGTTATTCCTGGTGGTGGCGGTTATGAAGCGTCTAGCCAGTCCAAGACCGAAGTCAACTCCAAGGCAGGAGCTGGTGAAGGTAAGGGTACTGTAGGCACTGATGCTGTCAACGGTTACGGAGCTCAACAGTCAGTCACCGACAATGGTGGTCCACGTCCAGACGGAAACGACGAAGGCGAAGACAACCCTGGTGCTAAAGCAGCTGCCCCTGTTGGCGCTAAAGGCGCACAGAGCGATGGCACTGCACAGACTGCTAACATCAACGATCCTGGTGATCAGGGCAAGACTCAAACCGTTGGTGCTGACGCAGCATATGCTACCAGCACTGGTCCT